TTTGGATCAGTTTGCTGACAACCTTCTTCTCATCTTGGTCTAGAGTTTGACCTTTGTCTAATTTTGTTTTTGCTGAAATGGCTGTTGTCGCACCTTTTGTCATTGGATCATTTGACATGCTACCGCCGTACTCTGCAAGTTTCCTTTCAGATATTGCTTGATTGATGATGTCCAACATCATCTGGTTCTTCTGATAGCCGTCGTTTTTTAATTCTTGTCCGAAGTGTGTGTTCTGTGTTATCTCGTGTATCTTTGTTCTCACGTGATTAGCGTAGTCCTGCAGTTCTTCTTCATTGAACTGTGACAGATCCATTGTCATATTGAATCTAGATTCAAATTCCTTAAGTAAAGATTCTGTTGTAATGGGTTTTGTAAGGTCTAAGCTCTTCATACTGTGTTTATTTATTATCTATGCTCCGAACGTGTCACTAAAGATCTGCTGTATGTTGCCCTTGCACTCGTCCGCTAGGCGGTTAGCGACATCCAATCTGTCCCAGTATACATCTTCCATCTGTTCGTCCTTGTTCTTCTGTGCTTCCTTTATCATACGTTTTGCGTTCTGTATGTCGAACAGTTGTGAGGCGTGTTTGGCATCCAACTCCAATATGTTGTTGGGTATGTGCCTGCCGTCCGCCAGATAGTGTGCAACCAATATGGCAGTCTGTTTTAGATTGATGTCTTCGTGCAACACTTTGGCTTCCAGCATATCTGCTATCACGTACACATACCTAGTGCCTGTGTGCTTCTTGGGTACGATGGCTATGTTGCCTATCAGGATGCCTTTGCTGAACTGTTTGGGTAAATGCCTGAACGGCCTACGTGCCTGTTCCTTGTGTGCCAGGTCCGCAAGTTTAGACTTCAACCCGTAGGCTTCAATCTGTTTTACCAGTTCTGATTTATTTTTTCCTGTCATTTGCAACAAACTTTATCTTTCTATTTAAAGCATATTGCGTGTGGGTGTCAAGTTTCTTACGCACGAACACCGCCTTGTCCGCCAACTTCTTGGCCCTGTCTGCATCTTCCTGCGACAATTGGTCACTCCTGAACGACTCCAGTGTGTGAGCCTTTATGAATTCTACATCCGTATCTGAGACATAGACCTTGGCCTTTGGTGCTATCTGTATGAACATGTAATATAAATTTTAGCCTGGCATCTTCATCAGGATCACTACCACCGTTGATAGTAAGCCTGCGACAACTGTGCCCGCTGTTGCGATGATTGTCTTCTGACTGCTTTTGTGACTGGTTGACATATCCTCATTCATCTTGGCCAACCTTACTTCGATCGCTGAAAGTCTATCGTGTAATCCTTTGTATCTCTCTGAACAAAGGTCCACGTGTGCTTCAAGGTTCTGTTTCTCTAAATCTGTTGTACTCATATATCTTTTTAAATCTCTTTTGAGGATTTGTACCTCCGTTAGTAGAGCCTGTAGATGAGCCTGATCCATTGCCTGTGTGTGCCTTTATTATTAGAAAGTTTGTGCCTTAATGTACTGTTATTTATCAGTAGGGCCAGCGTATGAAAAGTACGTGTTTATGACACCGCCCGCTAGTGCACCGATTATCTTCTGCCTGTCTGTGCCCTGCATTTCCTTTGTGACGAAAGTGTGTATTGGAAGGTGTGCTGTGTTGGTGCAGTTTGCCACCACCGGCACTAGACTGAAGTCTTCCACGAGACTCCCTGTTGGATCCATTACGTCGCCATACACGCCTGACTGTTCTGTGAAGAACTGGAAGTGCCAGGTACTGTGTGGTCCCTCATAGTATGATCCGAATACGTGATTGCCCAGGTCGGGCAATTCCATTTTCTGTGGTGGGTGTTCCCACGTGATGTTACCCCTCATCTGTAGCAGTTGCAACAATGTGGAGAAATTGCTATTCTGGTCTCGTGCTATGGCCAGTGTGTGCTTGTCATGAATCTCGTTGCCTGCTGATGTTGTGAACGGGAACTGTCGTTTAAGATTGCCGTTGTCAGTGATGTCTACCAGTGTGTGGATTCTGTACTCGTGCATATCGATATTTAAGTCAAGAAAAAAGGGCGAACCTAATTAAAGATCCGCCCTTTGGTAAACTACCGTCTGTATTATTATACGACGTTCGCAGTGTCGATAGCGATGTCAGTTGCTGTTACTGTTGCACTTGAAATAGTGGCTGTAACTGAACCTGCACCGTTCAACGCTCTGATGGCCGCTTGTAACGTACCACCTGATACTAATGTACCTAGAGAGTCTGTTCTCACTGTGTAAGTTTTTTGTTTATCACTTTCGTGCAACGGTCCTTCTGAAAGGATGTTGATGTACGAACCGATAACTGCTCTTACTGCCTCTAAACCTGCTGTTGCAGATCCAGTTGACAAGTCGCCTGTTTCAGCCGTCATAGCATTGATGAAGTCTACAACGAAAGTCGATGTTGCTACTCCTTCAAGTTCCATGTTTGTAACGTGGCTGAAGTTGTTTTTAGTTGCTGGCATTTGTTTGCTCCTGTTTCTTAACTATTAGTCAGATTGTGTTTCAGTGTCAGATAGGCCTTTGCTTGAAGCCGCCGCTGAACTGATTGTTGCAGTAATTTTAGCGTTACTGTTCAATGCTCTTAACGCCGCTTGTATCGCCGCGATAGTAGTTGTTGAACTAGTTGTGTCTAACGCATCAGATCTAACCATAAAAGTCATCTCTGTGTTACTGTTTGCTAAAACGCCTCTACCTAGCACGTTAACACCTTGGTTTTCAATTGCTTGTCTGCACAATTCTAAACCTGCTGTGTTAGCCGATGCTAATGGGAAAGTTGTTTCAGAGTTCATCGCCCCCACGTAGTCAATTGATAAGAAAGTGATTCCTACACCCTCTGCTTCAAATAGACCATTTGGCGTTTGAAAGTTACCCGGTCCGCCTGCCGGAATTGCTGTATCGTAAGCCATAATATATCTCCTTCTACGCTATTATGCGTATTTGAATGTAGTTTTAATTGTTACGGCAACAGTTCCTGAACCAAAGTTAATTGAGTCAACTGTTCCTAGGTTAGTGATGTCTTCTACTAAAACCTGAGCAAGTGTACCTTCTACAGTTCCGTCTAATGATTTGAAGTTGTTCAACGTGTCAGTTAAATCACCTTCTAATAGAAAGTCCTGTTTAGTACCTGTGTCATAAACCGCACCTGCGGCTAAGATTGTTGCTCTTGATAGTATAGTGTTAGAGACTGCTTCCATGGCTTCTCTTGAACCATCTGCGTCTACGTCCCAGTCCACTGCGATCATAGTGATTGCTTTACCGATGAATTGTTGTTCTCCGATTAATGCATCCACCGTTCTGTTTGGTGTTATTGGCATTTGTTATCCTCCTTTTTTCTGTTAACATAATGCTTTGATTCCGCTCCGGAATCAAGTTGCAAGTATTTATTGGTAAGATTGGTAAATTATGCTGTAATATTACGGTTTTTGCCACACTTCATCACTGCGAGTGCGTATTTTCATTGAATAACCCAGTTTGCGTAGTATTTTCTGTGAAACGTCCACTACATCTCGTCTCTTGATAGTCTTCATTTCTATATTGACAACAGGGTTGTTGTTTGAAAGTGTGTCCATTGCACCTTTCAATAACAGGTCCTCGTAACCGTCAACATCTATCTTTATGAAGTCGATGTCCGTCAATTCAAAACTGTCCAAAGGCACTATCCTGATATCACCTGGCTCACGTTGTAACATTTGTGCTAATGGTCTGTTGAAACTTGCTGTGGACTCTGAGTCCCCTAATCCAACTTGATGCATCACTGCATTCTTGTCCGATGGGATATTTTTTTCCCAGCATTCTATAAAGACTGGATTTGGTTCAAAGCAGTGCACCTTCTCGAAGTCTTGCATTAGGAATCTTGTCCACATACCTACATTGGCTCCTGCATCGATGCAACCTCGCCATTGTTTGACGTACCTATAGGCTATCTGTCTTAGTGGGTCTTGGCCGTCGCCTTCATTTTCTTTCAAAGTGGGTTTGTCGTGTACACCGTCATATATTACCCAGAAGTCTCTGCCTGTTGGGTACATTATTTTTCACATTCTTTACAGGCACAGTCGGGACAGTCTCTACATTCTGTACACGATTTTTTACAGTGCTGTTCGCATCCACACTTCTCACATATGTATTTGATCATCATTATAGTTCCTTGAATTTTTTCAGTATGTCCGTGTTTGGCAGTTTGGATTGTAACTGTTGTTGCAGTCTGTGTAGGGTCTGCATCTTCATTTTTGAATTCAACTTTGTGTAGTTGGCCACTGCTCTCCTGATGTTCTTGAGATTAGCATCAGTGATGTTCAGTGCCCTTTCTAAATGCGTTAGGTTCTTGAAATGATCTTCCCAACTCCTCAGGTATCTTCTCAATGCCATCACAGGCACAGGCTGTCTCTGCCTCATGGCTTGTGCTTCATCTTTGTTCTTAAGTTTTTTGGTAATCTCCGGATCACCTGCAACTATAGCCAACATATTTGCAAGATCATTATTGATCATCCTGACTTGGTCGAACGTGCCCTTGGCCATTGTTTGGTCAGCATATGATTTAGCGAAAGATCTAGTGTCCTTGTTCTGACTCATCAAAGCCAGTGCTAGGAAACTTAGATATATCCTCTCTGTGACCTCTGGGAATGAGAATCTCTGCAAGTCACTATGTCGTCTTATTACCTTGCCCTCAGATACATACTTTAAAAATGGTGTTAACATATAGGTATTTATAGGGACTATGCAACGTAACTTTATTCTAACTGATGTGATGAAGACTGGTGATCACCTCAAACTTGAACAGTTTATCAATTTGCATAGTTTTCCAGATCAAACCTTTGACACGACTGGAGAATATTACTCACTGCACAGCCATGATCTCGACACTTATGACAGGAAGTTTGCAGTGATTGATTCAAACTCATTACCAAAACAAAATGTGCTAACAAGCAACAAAGAATTTATTGCAGAACTAAAAAGGCGTTGCGATTTATTACACAGTCAGGGTTTTGTTCTAATAAAAGCCAATCCGTGGGAATCGATAGAAAATATAAACAACACGCCGCAGTATCCAGAAATAGATATCGAACACATAAAATGGACAGGTGGGACTAGTTGGTTTTGGTTCTATATGTACGATAAGCACAAAGATTCAAACTTCAATTTCGATCATTCCAAAAAAAAATATGACTTCTTGTATCTCAATAAGGCGCCCAGGACACACAGGTTAAGACTATACAATAAACTTGTGGACGCTAAAATTTTAGACAACAGCCTACACACTTTTACGTTATTAGATAAGCCAGTTAGGTTACCAAAGGAGTACGAGTTACCCGGGATAGAACCAGAAGACTACCCACGTTTTGGAAAGGATCAAGACATTTACGAACTGCCATACAATGATACTGCCTGTAGTATTGTTTCTGAAACCAACGACAATGATTATGACATATTCATGACCGAAAAAATATGGAAGCCAATTATAGCACAACAGTTTTTTATAGTGCATGGCAATTACCTTTATCTACAAAAACTACGAGAGATGGGTTTCAAAACATTCAATAATTATTTTGAAGAAGCATATGACTTGGATAGAGATCCCGAAGTAAGAATCAATACTATTGTTGATGTGTGTGATAGACTCCGTGATGCTCCGTGGGAAGATATGTATCTACAAAGCCAAGCACTTAGACAATATAATTTTAATCATTTTTTTAACCCGCAAAAATTAAGTGTTGAGATTAATAAAACTTTAAATTTATTTCTTGAATTTGCTGATAGCCGTCAAATTTCTTCTTGAGAATCCTAACCTATCTACCAACTTAACAGCATTGCCTGACTTGTCAACGGCAACGAAACCTTCTGGTTCTGTCACTTCTAGTCCACTATCCGTCTGTTGGAATGATCCTATGGCCTGTGCTTGGTTCATTTTCTTAAGTACAAATGCTTTCATGGTCTGCACTGCTCTGTAGAAAGTCAGCATGGCCTGTAACGGCTTCTTCGCCCTGTTCAGGAACACGGGCATCTGTTTCATCTTGTCCTGTCTCAGTTGTAAGGCCTTTTGTGCTTTCAGTCCTGACATCTGTTGTTGCATTCTGTCTGCGTAGAACTTTTTAAAACCCAACAAGAACTTGTTGGCATCGTTAGGAAGTTTGCCTTCCCTCACCATTGCGTTTATGTACATCTGAAACATGGGTATGAAGTCTTGGTTCTGTCCCAGCACACTGGATAGGTTACGTGGCACACTGTTCAACAATGTCTCCAGTTTCTCTATGCCATTGTAGAATTGTTTTGTTTCTTCATCTGTAAATCTC